TTAAACCTCCAATTACTTTTTTTAATGGTTTAGTATAATGTGGCATAATTATCGATCTCCCTTTGCTTGTACAGAAACATCATTATTTCTTTTACTGTAAGCAGTAGCTCCCATGAATACAGAAACAACGGCTGCTTGTGAAACAAAAAAAGTATTTAAAAATCCACTAAACATATTAATTCTATCTGTTTCAATGAAAGGTGTCATCAAAATTCCAACAAAGATAACCATAGAACCCATAGCAACCCACGCCATGTATCTTTGTTGATCTTGCATCTTATCTAAATTCTCATGAATCTCTCTACGATGCTCTAACTCTTCCATTTTTTGAGCCATGGCTATCTCACCATCTGTGATTTCACCATCGTTATCTATATCTACGTACTCCCACGCACTACCTTTTTGTAACTTCTTTTGTGTCATTTATGAAAATTCCATCCCGGTTCTATAAAAAACGTTTCTACCCACGCTAAAAAAATAATTCCTATTAGTATAGCTAATTTTACTATGTCATGTCTAGGGTTCATTAAAGATATGTCCATAACACATATGCAGCACCAAAAGCGGAACCCACTACTATCAAACCAATAAAGAACATAGCAGCTACTTCCATAAACTCTTCTTGTTGTTGTTTTTTAACTTTTATTCTTTCTTTTTCTGCAGCTTTAGCAGCTTCTATTCGTTTTGCTCTTTCTGTGATAATTGTCTGCCAAGTGCCATGACCAAAACGTTGATCTACCAAAACAGATATATTATACATCTCTTCAGCAGCTAGTTTAGCATCAATAATCTCATTGGCTACATTCTTAACACCAAATTGCTCTGCAATAGACATTCCATCCTTTTTGTTTCTTTTTTTGTCCAACTGGTTCTTGCCTTCAAACAAATCATCTATTTGTTGAGCAATATCAGAAATATCTTTAGCAGTGGCTATATTATCTTTAATAAATGCCACACTCTGTTTGACAAGTTGAATACCAGTTACAATATCTCCAAGCACCATGGGAATACCAAAAAGTTTAAATTGTTAATTAAAGCGTGGATTAACCACGTTGTTGCATGGCCTGACGTTGAACGTCAATTCTTTCTCTGTTCACATCTGCCCTGTCTTCAGCAATCTCTTCCTGAAGTTCAATTCTTGCAGCATCCGTCATGGCTTGCTGTTGCATTCTTGTTCGATCAATATCAAGTCTCTCTTGATCGTTCATAGCTCTTCTCTCTGCTTCAGCAGCTTTAATTTGAAGCTCTTGCTTTCTAATTTCAACAAGGGGATCTTGCTGTTGACCAGGAGGAGGTGCGAGGTTAGCCATTAACTCTTGTACTAACTGTGCCTCGATTTGCGCCACCCTAGCTTCCATTTGTTGAGGTGACATCATTTGTGCTTGTTGTATCTGTGCTTGCGCCATCATAGGATCCATAGCTCCAGATTGAGCTAACATTTGTGCTTGTTGCGCTTGCATCTGCATTTCTTGCATTTCCATCTGTGCTATGTTTCTAGCTTTCAGTGATACGTGTTCTAATAAATGTGAATAGAAAATACTAAGTGCTTGTGGTGATGTTTGAACCAACATGGATTTTGCCAAAGCCAAATGAACAATCATGTGAGCATCATGATCTTGTTCTGGAAAGACTTGTACGGGTTGATTCTTCAATATAACCGCATTTTCTGCACTAGGATCCATAGGTTGAGGTTGTGGAGGTGGTGGAAGTATCTCTTCTATGTTCTGAACCTCAAGAGCTTGATACATTCTTCGATACGCCATTTGTAAGTTGTGCAACTGAGGATTGGATTGTGCAAGTTGAAGTTGCGTCTGTGCTAACGTAACTCTCTGTGCCATGGAGAAGATGTTAGGGTCAGAAACAGGCAAAATATCGACCCTACCATCAAAATCCTGTGCTTTTACTTCAGCAGGCGCACCGAAGACCTCATAAGGATACACTGGAGGGAGATTTTCAGAGAATATCCTTGCGAGTAACCTAAATTCTGTTTTTTGAGCATAGTGTAGTCTTTTGTGAATCGCTGACATAACTTTCATGCCACGTTCTAATAATGCCACTGTCGTACCCACTGGCATATCTTGACTCATATTGCTTATTTGTTGATCGGCTATCGAAACAAATCTTCGACCACCATCAATCAAAGATCCTAAAAGTTGTGCTAATGTTCCAGAAGGCTCCTTAAAAGGTAAAGGAATGATAGAATCTCTAATACTACCACCAGGAGCGTCAATATCCCTAAATTCACCGGGAGAAAGGGGTTCATCATCGTTTCTAATGCGAATTCCTCTTGCTTTGAACCCAGATGGTAGGTTTGCAAGCGTTCCTGCATCAATTAATTGTCTTAAAATGCTAGTAGCAGCTCTTCCCAAGCCACCAATCATGTGAATAAGACCAAATCCATAAAATCCAAGCCCTGGTAGGAACTTATAGTGAACAAAATACTGTCTTTTACGCTTCATCGGGTCATTTTGGTCATAATTTCTGGTGATTGAAAGGATTTCACCAGAACCATTGTCTATTGTGATCACATAAGGCAGTTTTATACCCGTTGGCTGACCATCTTGACCAAGATCTTCAAAGCCTTCGATGTCCAAATCAGCGTGAATCTCCAAAATATTGTAAACATCATCAGATTCTGTCTTATTAATGCCACCAATCTCATCAATTTTGTCTTTAACAGTGTTATCTTCAGTATCATAAGCAGAAATATCAACATCTTTGAAGATGCCAGCCACTTGCATCTTACGAACTTCGTTTTCATCCATGCGTAAAACGTGTGTTACTCTTGGTGAAGTGTTCAAATCAGTAGCTGAATAGGGAATAATAAGGTCTTCAGAGGGTACAAACTTGGAAACAGCTCTATTTTTAGTGGTATCGAAGTAAACTTTCTTAAAAGTAGACCCAGATAAGGGTAAATAAAAGAGCATTTGGTCTGTATCGGGGTCAAATTCTTCCATAACCTCGGTAATTTGATAGTTCATAAACTCTTTTACACGATTAGATTGCTCTTGTTTCTGTGGAGTTTCAGATCCAAGAACATGAGTGCGAACTGGTCCACCAGATGGTAACATTTCTTTATAAGCTTGTGCTTGAAACTGCGTTACTGATTCAGAAAGTAAAGGATGTGTTACACCAGAAGCTCCTTGAAAAGGTTCCGTGCGTTCTTGATACTTGATTCCTAGTAAATCTAACCCTTTAGTGTAAGCTTCTCGCCACTCGGAACTTGATTCTAGGTCTTCTTCATATCTACCTCGTAAATCAGAAGAGATCTCTCCAAGAATTGAATCACTTAAAACTTCTGCAAGATTAGCATCATGATCATATTCTTCCGTATCTACCTCAATGGAGTCTTCCATACCAAGAAGAGAGCGGATAATCGCACCGCCTTGTCCATCGTCTACAACTTCTGCACCACCTTCAAAGTTTTCGACTTGAGGTATTTCTACATCTACGCTTGGTAAGTCCTCATCGGAACCTCCTTGCATAAAACCGGAATCAATATTAGCCATTAGAAAATTCCTTTAAAATTCTTTCCATAAACCATGCCACCTTGACTAAAGGTTTTTACTTTTTCTGGTGTTCCAACACCTAATCTTATATCTTCTTTTCTTTGAAACTTAGCACTTCTTCCCTTAGAAAACTGAGCGTTTTCATATTTTCCAACGTCTTTTCCTTTCACTGTTTTATCAAAAAGATCTGCAATACCTAATGCAGCCTTTTTTGGTAAAAAAGTAGCTGTTTTTACTATATCCTCTATTCCTTCTTTAAGGTTTTTTGGACCCTTTGTAACTAATGTGGATTTAGGCTTGTATGAAATTTCATAGTTTACCTTATATTGACCGCCTTTTTCATCAGCCATTTTTTTCATATCATCGTGTTCTTTTTTTAGTCGAGGATCAAAAGGCTCCTCAATAGGTTTTGGTGTTTTTCCTTTAGCCATTAATAATACTCCCTTTTTCTTGGATACCAATCTTCATCTCGGTCATCTTCACCTTCCAAAGTTACAAAACCACCTTGTCTGAATCTTATCAGAGCCATGGTCATACTGTCAACGTAGTCATCGTAATCCCCATTTGGGAAGGCAGCGCACTCCTCTATAACTTCATCTGCGAATCCCTTTTCTGGGGCCCAGACCATACCAGCTTCAAATAAAGGTGCTACTGTGTGCATTCTTGTTACTTTATCACGTCCTTTAGCTGGTGTATAGTTCATAACGGGAACTCCTGCCCTACGAAGTTCATCTGTAAGGGGCATACCAGACGCTTTTGCTTCTACAATCACCATATCCGGTTCCCAATATTCATATTCCTCACCCGCTACACCTTTTAACTCTGGAAAGTTCCATCGACCCCTCCGAGCATCCATCAATACTATATGGTCGGCCTCTCCCTCGTTTGGGTTGAAAATACCCCATGTCGTAATCGCACTGTAGTCGGCAGATTCTTTTTTAGAAAAAGCCGTATCGTAACTCTGTATAATATATTTAACTGGTGGTATTTTTTCTTTTTCCCACTTTTTCCACCATTCTTTTTTAACAATCGCTCCTTCTGTGGCCGTGGGTTGTTGTTGC